ACCTCACTTGCACCACCAAATAAATAAGCAGATATAAATAGAATTATAGTTGGTATAATATCAAATATAATCCTTTGTTTAGTTGTAACTATCCCTTTAGCCTCTCCAATATAATCTGCAAGTAAATGGCTACCAAAAGCTAATAAGCAACCCAAAGGATTGCCCCCAATTAGCTTTATAACTGAGTAACCGATTACAGTATGTGGTGTTGCATTCATTACATTTTATTTTCTTGGTAAGATACACCAGCAAATTTGTGTACACCATTTCCATCCACATCAACAGACTTTGTTGCCCAACCATAAGGATGGCTTTCTATTCCTTGCCAAAGTACATCTACTGAATATTTAGTAGAATCTGCAAGAAATCCTAACTTTACAATAGTATGGTTATGTTCTTCACCTAATGCATTAATCTTTGTGTTTGCTTGTTCTAAACTATCAAACTCGTATTTACCTATCTTTGCCATAATTTTATATTGTTGTTAAATCTATTGCTTCACTATCTGTGTATGCAGTTGTATAAACTTCAAATTCTTTTACCTTGCCCTCATAATTAGAACCACCAACAACAAATCCATTGTTAAAAGTTAGGGTATCTAAAGTATTAATAGGATAACTATTGTCAACTGATTTTTCTTGAATCTTAATACCATTTACAAAAAAAGCAAGTTTAGTATCATCCCAAACAATAGCACATTTATAATAGTTTAAAGTATTTGTAGATGTGCTTGAAATAGACTCTAATCCACCACCTCCTTTAAATGTTCTAACTTGTAACACATTTGAATTGCTTATTCTTATTTGAATAAAGTTATTATTAGAATTATCAGATAAAGAAATATATCTGGTATTACTTGAATCAGCTAAAGCCTTACCATAAAAATAAAAAGTTCCCTCGCTTGAATTAATATAATTTTGTAAACCCGTTTTAGTTGAAATATCTTTTGCCCTTGTTTCTATTGTTCCGTTAGTTTCTATCCAAGATGTACTAACAACAACTGAACTATCATCTGTGTTTATTTCAAAATTTACATATTCAACTGTCCCACTAATTGTACAAGTAACAGATGTTGATGATGTTGTTACAATTTGACTTACTCTATCAGTTGCAGTTGAGCCTGTGCCATTTAATGTTCCACTTGCACCACCACTAAAAGTAATACTACCATTTCCACTAAAACTTACTGCATAATCAACACCACTTACTACTGTAATTGATTGTGTTACTCCTACCTCTGAATTTAAAAAAAGGTTTTTTCTACTTGGCTCTAATAATAAAACAGGGCAACCACCCTCAGAATAATCTAATCTTGGCATGTTAACTGCCATTTCTTCATTCACTCCTTGCTCGTTTACTCTATTTGCAATAGTTGTTCTTGCAAAGTCTAAATCTCCATCCCCATTTATTGGTAGTTGGCTATATAATAACCCCTCTTTATAACCACTTGGTATTAATGCTATACTTGGTGTACTCATTTTTATTTATTTTATATTATGTTTATACAATCAAAAGCCTCTACAACTCCATTGTCATTTGTTACTCTTACTAAATATGCCCAGTTTTTATCGTCTGTATTCCAACTCGCATCATTTACACAATTAATAGCCTCAACAACACCACCATCTGTCAACACTCTATCCTCATAATATTGCGTTATTGCAGTTCCACTATCAGCTAAATCTTCGTATATCTTACCCCAGCTTATTGTATTGGTTGTAACACCAACACCCCAATATGATGTTTCGTATATTTTACCCCAATTTATATTATTTGCCATTTTTATCTTTTTTTGTTAGATAAGCACTTAGCTTAACTATATTTTTATCCTTTGGCTTATACGTTTTTTTTCTTAAAGTACCCATCTTGATATGTTTGTGTCTTTGTCTGGTCTTACGTCTGAATCTTGGTTATCGTTATACTCTGGAAACTTATTATTATCAAAGCACATAAAATCTACGAACCTCCTTGTGTAATATTCTGCAAAATCCCTATACTTTTGTACTAAAAAATCAACCTCGTCTTTACTTGGTGTTTCAGCGTTTTCGGATCTATGTTTAAACACTCCACCATTTTTTATTTGATAGGCTGCAAATGGCAAATAATCAACCATTGCATAGTGTATTAACATTGGTTGAATATAATCCGTAACCAATTGCAAATAATCACCTGTTAATGTATTATTATCAACATCATTTGAAATCTTTAAATAAAGTTGTGTACCTAAATAGTTTTGGATGTGTATCTCTTGAGCAATCTTTATAAATTGTAAAAACTTATCAGTATCAACGTTACCATCAATGATTGTATTTTTAACGAGTTGCTCCCTTGTTATAAATGCTTTAGCCATTAGTTAAATCTTTTATTAGTTGGTAAAAATCCGTTGTATGGCATATCCGTTGGTCTTTTAGCCACTTTTTTATCATTTACGATAGGATTAAACCCCTCTTTTTTAGCTTTGTTTACACTCACCTCTGCATTAGGATTTTTTGCATCTGGCTTAACACCTTTTGCTCTATACGTTTTTCGCATCCAATAATGATGGCAATCACCTCCACCTTTATATAGCCATATATCATAAGTATCAGCACCCTCTGCTCCCCATCCTTTATTAACTGGTAATTTACTCATCATATCAATATCTTCTTTTCGATATATCTTTTTAGCCTTAACCATCTTTTTACAAAACTCTCTACTGTTTTCGCTAAAGGTTAAAGGTGCGTATTGATACCTTACTTTATATTGATAGCCTTTTGCTTCACCATCTTGTGAACTTTTTGCGTTTGGTCTTGCAGTTCCTGTGCTTAAAAACTTGTAAACCTTAGATAATAGGCTTGGATTGTTTAATTTCTCTAATTCTGCGTTTAATTCATCCTCTTTATCATAGTCAACCTTTCTTTCGTCTATCAATTCCCAGTTTTCCAAGTCCTCTTCTTCTCCAAATTCATCAATTCTATCAAGCATTTTAGCCATTTTCACCCCTGTTTCCTCTTCTCTTGTCTCTTGGTCTTGCACATTCTCCAAGTCAATAAATTGTAATGGTTGTAAAGTCTTAAAATAAAGGTTTAAACTGATGCCATTATAGGCTAATACTTGGTCAAAAGCATCGATTAGTAAGTCTTGAAATGGTGTTGCAACTAAATTCTGCATCATAATTGAGCCATTTTTTAACTCTTCTGCATTGTTTCCGAATCCAGTATTATCTTTTATACCCAATAACATAGGAGAAACAACCCTATGAGCCACCATAATCTTGCTTTGGCTCTCATCTGATAGGAATTGATACTGATTATGTGCATCAGATAGTTGCACAGGGTTAATATCTGCTTGACTGTCTTTATCATCATTAAAAGCAAGTATAAATTTACCAGCATTTGATGAACCACTAAACTTTTTGTAAATACTTCGCTCTAATTCTTCCCTTTTTTGTTGGTCTGGCACTCCATTATTGAAATTTATTAGCATACTTGGTGCTAAACCATTCATAATGTTATTTAAGTGATAATTTGATATTTCCTCCTCAAGTTCAGCGTATTGCAACCCACCTTGATAATCTGGTGTACTATAATAGTACATACCAGCAGTATAAGGCTTAATATAAAGTATCTCAATATTAGCTGGTGTCTTTTTAACACCAAAAGCATCAATTCTTGTAGGTTTATCGCTTGGCTTTATCTCTTGCCAATTAGGATGGTAATAATATGCTTGTATTTGCTTATCATCAGCACTACATTTCTCTGCTCTTAATGTTTCAACTGGAAAATGTTCTACTTTTTCAATAGTTCTTTTATTCTTAGCATAAATCACTTGCATAGAACATTGCCCAAATAACTTTAAGTCATAGGCTAACTTTCTAACATCATCCTTTTTAAATAATGATATCATTTTAGCATATTGCTCTGGCTTTCTTGCACTATTGGTAGCTGATAAACCTCTACCATAAACAAGTTGTGCTATACCATTTATAACTGCTCCATTTGTGGTTGAGCCATTAAATCTGTCAATTAAATATTGAAAAAAGTTATTATCAGCACCAAACTCAACCCACTCTTTGTTATTTGTTTCAATAATCTCTGGTGTTGTGTAACTTGATAAGCTAACAACGCTTATAGCAGACTTTTTTTTAGTCTTTTGATTGTTGCCCCTAAAATTGTTTATGCGTTTGCTCATAGTTCTATAAATTGATTTGCAGTACCATTAACAGAGTAATATTTGTTGTTTAATTGGTTAATTTCTTGTGATGTGCAAAAAATCTTATCTCTATAAATAATTGATTTATCCTCATCACTACCTAAACACTCAATGCTTTCAATAGTACCATTATTATTTAACACCCTAACTGCATAATCAATTGAGTAAACTTTTAAATCATAATACCTACCCTCTACCAAAGTAAAAGATGTTGTTAAGTCTAAATAGTTACCATTTACGTCTGCATCTGGGTACAAAAATACAACCTCATCACTTGTATCATCTCTTAACGAAATAGATACACCAGTTGTGTAAATTCGTGGAATAACTTGCAATGTTTGGTTATCAGATGTAGGTGTTAAATACTTCATACCTATATAATGAAAAAAACACCCTATTTTATTTTTTGTGTAAAAAAAAAGGTAGCCTTTTTAAAAGCTACCCTAAAATCAAAATTAAAAACTAAAACAAAACTATGCTGGATCGATATTTGTTGCAGATACTAAATCTATGAAATCTGTAATAGCTGGAGCATCAAAAAAGATAGGTGCAACTGTTTCCTTTGCTTCGAAAGTCAAGGTAAAACCACTCATCTCACCCATTCCAGAACCAGTTACAATTGTACCACCATTCACATCACATCCATTCTCATAACCTACTAAAATAAAGTTACCATTGTAATCCTCTACAACTATATGTGGTCTTGCTGATGCAAGTATCTGTATTTCTTGTTGTGTTGCTTGGTCTAAAAAAGTCAAAGTAAGATTTAAAGCACTTTGGTAAAAAGTTGTACCTGTTTCTCTACTACTATTTATTGTTGTTTCTAAACTGCTATTTCCTTTTATCTCGTATTTGAACGCTACTGCTGTTGCATCAATTTCCTCAATTTCTCCAGTAGTAACAGTAAACACAGATGGATCGTAATCCAAAAAGTAAATATTCTTTAAGCCTCCTACACTTTTTTTACAAGGTAGCTTTCTCCCTGTTGTTAATAAACACGCCATTTCTATATATTTTTTAAAATAA